CACGACAAGAGAGATCTTCGCGCACGCGTGAGGAGAATTTATCGCCGGAAGGAGGGCGGACGATATGCCGAGTGCATCAGCTGTCAAAAAGTCACTGATCGAGCAGCTCACCGAGCACGGTGCTGACATCGAACTCAACAGAGGCTTGATCGATGATTATATCTTCTACTTCGTGCAGGAGAAGAAGATGCAGACTGACATCAAGAAGAACGGAATCATGATCGATGCTATCTCTGCCCAGGGAAAGGCGTACAAGCGGGAGAATCCGTCGGTAAAGCTGGCAATGCTCTATAACAAGCAGAAGCTCGCGATCCTCAAGCAGCTCGAGATCGCACCCTCGACGGTAATCGACGGCGAAGATGACGAATTGTAGAACCGGATGCCGAGAGATCGACGAGTATATCCGGCTGGTTCGGAGCAACAAGTACCCTGCGTGCAAAGAGCAGTATCAGCTCTGCAACTTCATTGAGCAGATCTTCGTCAACGAAAATCTTTACGTCGACGAAGACCAGCTCCAAAAGTATCTGAGTTATCAGAAATATTTCCCGTACAAACTCTTCGAGTGGGAGAAATTTCTGTTCGCGCTGCACAACTGCACATACTGTCCGGACGGCTCTCTGCGATTCCCGATCGCAGTGATCTTCGTAGGTCGCGGAGCCGGAAAAAATGGATATCTGGCCTTCGAGGACTTCTGCCTGCTCACCAGCACAAACGGGATCAGGGAGTATCACATAAATCTTTTCGCGACGAGCGAAGATCAGGCAAAGCAGAGCTTCAAAGATGTTTACAACGTGCTCGAAGACAACAAGAAGAAAATGTCCAGGCATTTTTACTGGACAAAAGAGCTGATCGTAAATACCGACACAAAGTCAGAATTTACTTTCTGCACGTCGAATCCAAAAACAAAAGACGGTGCTCGCCCCGGTAAGGTCGACTTCGACGAATATCACGCCTATGAGAATTACAAGCTGATAACCGTTGCAAAAACAGGCCTCGGCAAAAAATCGAGACCGCGCCAAACGATCACCAGCACTGATGGAGACGTCAGAGGCGGACCGCTCGACGATCTTATCGACATCTGTACCAAGATCCTTGATGGAGATATCCCTGACAACGGACAGCTACCCTTCATCTGCAGGCTCGACGACATCAAAGAAGTCGATGACGAGGCGTGCTGGCATAAGGCAAACCCATCCCTCAGATATCTGCCGGATCTCATGCAGCAGCTAAGGCTCGAGTATGCCGAATACAAGCAGAATCCGGTAGCGAACACCGCCTTTATCACAAAGCGAATGAACCGCCCGCCAAGGGCAAGAGAGAATGGTGTGACGTCATGGGATAACATCTTAGCGACCAATCAGACGATACCAGAAAACCAGCTCATCAAGCGGCCCTGTGTAGGCGGCATTGACTACATGAAGACCACAGACTTCCTTGGAGCGGGCCTACTCTGGAGGGTCGAGGACAAAGACATATGGCTCTCTCATACATGGGTGTGTCGAGAATCGGCAGATCTGCATAGAATCAAGGCTCCGCTGGACGAGTGGGAAGCCAGGGGACTGATCACCTTCGTTGACTCGCCTCAGATCCCGCCCGAATTGCCTGCTGTATGGCTTGCAATGGAAGCAGCAAAGCGACAATCGCAGCTCATGAGGGTCGGCATCGACGACTATCGGTATACGCTCATGCGGAATGCGCTACTTGATATCAACTTCTCGGCCGACAAGGACTACGGAAACGTCAAACTGATTCGGCCAAGAGACGAAATGAGGCACATACCTATCATCACAGCGGGCTTCGTCGCTCACAAGTTTGTCTGGGGAGATAATCCCTGCATGAGATGGATGTGCAACAATGCCAAGACGATAGTGAGCAACGCGGGCAACATGACCTATGGCAAGATTGAGCCCAAAAGCAGAAAAACGGACACTTTCAAGGCTTTTGTAGCCGCCGAAATTGTTTCTGATATCTTAGATCCCTTCGTTGCAGCCGCTCCGCCGCGGTCTATCACGAATGGCGTGTTTATTTACTGAAAAAGTGAGGTGATCAAGGCGAATGAAGTTTATCGACTGGCTCGGGGGCATTTTCAGGCCGCCCAAGAGCGGCAAATACAATGTCTCGAGCTATCGCGCAACTGAATCTGATACCAAGATGGCTCTTGATGCCTATGCACTTTTCGCAGCAGTCGAAATGATCGCTTCGCTCATGTCTCAGTGCGAGTTCAAGACGTTCGTCGACGGCAAGGAAGTCCGTGGAGCAGAGTGGATCGCACTGAACATCAAGCCGAACAAGAACCAAAACGCTTCGGCATGGAAGCACGAGCTCATTTCCCGCCTACTCCTAAAGGGCGAAGTGCTCTGTATCCAGACACTTGACGGCCAGATGATAATAGCAGACGGCTTCAACAAAGATCCAAACGTCGTTTTTGACTCGGTTTTCACCCAAATATCGAGAGAAGGCTTTCTCTTCAACACGACCTACTACTCTTCGGACGTGATCTACCTCACTTCGGAAGTCAACGCCAGAGCAGCTTGGCTTCAGAGTACGATGGTAGAGTACGAGAGGCTAATGCAGTCGGCTGCAACTCGTTTCCACAACGCGGATGGCGAGAGAGGAACGCTGAATATATCGTCGATGGCGAGAGGACAGCCGGAATTTGAAGAGTATTTCAACAAACTGACGAATGATTACTTCAAGGGGTACTTCAAGAGCAAAAACGCCGTACTGCCTCTGTGGGAAGGCTACACTTATAACGTCCAGAATCAGAGTAAGGCAGGCTCGTACACCAACGATATGACAGCCGTTAAGACTCTCGCGGACGAAGCTATAAGCCGAGCAGCCCAAGTCTTCGGGATCGTCCCATCCTACATGAGAGGCGATTCTTCGGGAATCAGAGAGTCGCAAGCAGCGACACTCACGAACGCTATCAAGCCAAGAGCTCGGACGGTATCGGCGGAGCTTACCGGAAAAATCTACACGATTGACGAGATCTTGAGGGGATGCCGTATCGAAGTAGATACCGCATCGATACTGCATCATGATCTTATAGAAGATGCAGGAAAGATCGACAAGCTCTTCGGTGCAGGGTGGTCTCACAACGAGATCCGCCCGCTGCTCGGACAGCCAACAAGTAGCGAAGCCTGGGCTGACGAGCATTTTGTGACGAGAAATTACGAGACCATCGATGCTGCGATTGCAGAGGGAGGTGAGACTGATGCTCGAAAAGAATAGAGGACTATGGGAAATCAAGATGTCAGCCGCGGTGCCTAATGCGCTTGAACTGTACATCTACACCGACGTAAGAGGCGATTACTACGACTGGTGGGAGAGGAAGTTTGTTGAATCTACCACGAGCGCCGAATACTTCCGGAAAGAGCTCGAGAAGTATCCTGATGTGAGAGAGATCAATATTTTTATCAATTCTCTCGGCGGTTCGGTGATGGAGGGAACAGCGATATACAATCAGCTCCGGCGTCATCCGGCTCACAAGACTGTCTATGTTGACGGCTTCGCCTGCTCGATTGCTTCGGTGATCGCAATGGCGGGGGATACGATCATCATGCCCAAAAACACGATGATGATGATCCACAACGCATGGACATACGCTGAAGGTAACGCTGCCGAGCTCCGCAAGATAGCGGACGATCTCGACACAATGAACGAAGCTGCCATGCAGGCATATCTCGTCAAGGCTGGTGATAAGCTCGGCGAAGAACGGCTCAAAGAGATGCTCGACGCTGAGACATATCTCACCGCTGCTCAGTGCATCGAGTATGGGCTTGCGGACGAGTTTGCGGAGGACGAAGCGGATATGGAGTCCGCAAGACAGATGCTTGCACAAAAATCCGCTGAAAGAATGGCGGCAGAACAGATGCAGCAGCGCCAGGAAAAGGCGATAGCTGCGCTCAACAAATATTTCGGATAATCGAAAAGGAGGAAAATACCATGATAAATCTGGATAAGATCAAACAGAAAAAGGACGATCTTCGTGTACAGCTCGCTGAAGCTCTCCGCGAGGGAGACGACAAGAAGATCGGCGAGGCAATGGACGGATTTATGTCTTTCATGTCTGAGACTATAATGGCTGAGGCTTCCGGAATTGGCGAAGCAGCCGACAAGTCGGTGCTGGCAGCAAGAGGTGTGAGACAGCTCACCGCGAAGGAGACCGAATTCTATAATGACTTCATTTCCCGCGCCAAGGCTGCCGGAGATCCTCAGACCGTGATCACCAACATCGGCAGTGCCCTTCCCGAGACTGTTATTGACTCGGTGATGGACGACATGAGAGCAGCATATCCCCTGCTCAACCTGATCGACTTTACGAACACCGGAGCAGCCATCAAGTGGGTGCTCAACGGACAGGGAGCTCAGGCGGCAACCTGGGATGAGCTCAATACCGAGATCACCAAGGACCTCGAAGGTGCTATCAACGTAGTCGACATGACTCAGCGCAAACTTTCTGCGTTTATGTTCGTTACCGAAGATATGCTCGATCTCGGCCCCGCATGGGTGGACAGATACGTCCGTGCTATCCTCAGCGAGTCCCTTTCTGCAGGACTCGAAATCGGCATGGTAGACGGTAACGGACTTAAGCAGCCTATCGGCATGACTAGGAACTTTGTCGGCTCTCTGGATCCTTCCACCGGCTATGCAAGGAAAAGCCCTATCACAGTGACCGACTTTAGCCCCGTGTCCTATGGTGCTCTGCTTGCTACTCTTGCAGTTGACGGTAATACTCAGAAGGAACGCCCCGTATCCCGCGCTCTGCTCGTAGTAAACCCCGTCGATTACTTTACAAAGATCATGCCTGCAACCACTATGCTGACAAATCTCGGCTCTTATGTAGGCAATGTACTGCCTTTCCCCACAGATGTAGTACAGTCTGTAGGTGTTCCCAGCGGTCACGCCGTGCTCGGCATTGCCCGCAAGTATTTCATGGGCGTAGGTACCAGCAGAGGCGGCAGGCTCGAGTACACCGATCACTATAAGTTCCTCGAGGACCTCAGAACCTACAAGATTAAGTTCTTCGGCATGGGCCGTCCTTACGACATCAACGCCTTTATTTACCTCGATATCGAGAATCTGGTAGCTACTAATCCCACATATAACACCATCGACGCAAACCCTTAAGCGCTCTCACGGTAGCAGCCGAACCCGGTGGGAGCACACTATTCGGCGTAAAGGTATCGGCAATGCAGACGGGAGTGTCTGTTGCAGACGGAGCGATTACCGGTACCCTTAAATATCTCAGCAGCGGATCCCCCGTCGAGACTTGGGGAGAAGGAAATTTCCTTTGCCTCAAGTTCACAAACATCGATGAAGATGCAACGTCTGTCAAGGTCGGACTCAGTCCTTCTGTATCCAGCGGACTTGTAGAACTCATAAACGATCCTGACAAAAACGGAATCTTCAAAGTAACGGATAAGAACACTCAGAAGTTTGTCGTGATCCAGTCAAACGGCACAACCTATAAGCGCCAGGAATTCAGCCTGTCCGGACTGACGTGTCAGACAGAGTAACAGCTTGCAGAGAGGAGGGGGCAGTATGCAACTTGAGACGGTGAAGAACTACTGCGACATCACATGGTCCGACGAACAAACCGACGACAAGGTTGCGGGCATACTTGACCGCGCTCAGAGCGAGCTGGAAAGCTACGCTGGAGAAACACTGGACTTCTCCGACGAAAAAACCACTCTAGCTCAGCTGCTCCTCGATTGCTGCCGGTACATTTTAAACCGAGCCCTCGACGAGTTCAGAACAAACTACTCGGACGATCTCAACAGCCTCAGGCAGCAGTATCAGGTGAAGAGATACATCGAAAAAAATGGCGGTGACAGCGATGCAGAAGCGGAAGATCCAGAACTTTAACAACGGCATAGTCAGCTTCTACGCCATTAACGATGATGACTCGCTCACGGTGATTGCTGAAGGCATAAGATTCGGAACGTACACAGTCGGATCGGCAAGGTTCTTCGCAGCCATGGAGCAGCAGCACCGTGCCGACAAGTCTATCCGTATCCCGCGATTCATGCCGGAATTCGTTGCAAATGTGGTCGCGGTGATAGAGGATCGGCAGTATACCGTGCTGCAGGCTCAGGATATCAACGACACAATGCCGCTATGCTTTCAGCTCACGTTGGAAGAGATCAAAGGAGTCAATTATCATGACATTTGAAGAGATGCTCAACGAGACCGGTATAACTCACATCGAAGCCGAGTTCCGCTCCGACACTAAGCCGCCGTACATCGTCCATGAAGAAGACACACAGACGATATGTGCTGACAGCGTTGTGGTACATATAGAGGGTAACATATCTCTTTACCTCTTCCATTCCAAAGCAGACACGGCCAGTGAAGAAGCTGTGGAAAGTGTTCTCACTTCCCACAAGGTCGCCTACTCAAAGAGTCGTTCGTGGATAGGCGGCAGTCAGAGAGTGTATCTTGTGACGTATGGCTTCAGCGCACGTTTGGAGTGGTAGCATGGCAAACAGTTCTGAATTTGAAAAAGATATCGTTGAGATGCTCCAGAGCTACTGCGGGGAGCTCAACGAAAAAATGTTCGACGAAGCCCAACGGTTGACAAAGGAAGCTCAGAGCAAGCTGAAGGGCATATCCCCAAAGGATACCGGCGATTATGCCAAGAGCTGGAGACTCACAAAATTTGGAAAGAAAAGCACTAGATTTCGTTTCGTGATACACAATGAAGAGTATCAGCTCACGCATTTGCTCGAAGAAGGCTTCACGCATCATCCGGACATGAGGCAAGTCAAAGGGCAGCCGCACATTGACGAGGTACAGGAATGGCTCAACAGTGAATTTGAAGCCGCCTGCGAAAAAATAATCAAAAACACGTAAAGGAGAGAAGAATCATGAAAAAAGGCATTACGGGCATAGCATACGCAATGGCCCACTATGACAAGCAGGCTGGAACGCTCACGTATGATGCGCCCAGATACCTGCCTTCCGCCGTTGCTGGCGGCAGAGAGTACTCTGCGAATCCCAGAGGTGACAGCCAGAAGATATACGCAGACAGCATTGCCATATACGGTGATACTATCAACGACGGATACGATCTCGATCTCACGCTGGTCAGTACCTTCGATAATCAGTTCCGTGAAGATCTGCTCAACGAGGTTGACGACGGCAACGGAATAGCCGAGTACGCGAACGTCACCGAGTTCCCGTACATGGCTATTATAATCCACGAAGGCACATCCGATGGTGTCGGACTCACGTCCGTTTACTACTACTGTCAGGCATCCGGAAGACCTTCGGACAGCGGCAAGACGGCAGAGCAGGGTAACTTTGACTTCGAGTTCCCGCAGTACCCTATTGTAGCATCCCCCAGACCTACCGACAGGCTCGTAAGATACCAGATTCCTGGCACGGAGCATCTGCAGGAGGTACCCGAGCCCAGCAATGTCGTTACCCCCGATGTGATTCTTAGCCGGTCCAACCTCACCATGACTGTAGGTGATCACGTGACCATCCCGGTTAAGGTGACTCCGACCAGTGAGTATTCTTCGGTAACTACATCCGCTACCGGTGTTGATAAGGTAGATGCTTCGTACATCAGCAGCGATCACACTGTACATATCGCTGCCACAGGCGCAGGCACTTCTGTTGTAACTGCATCGATCACCGTTGATGGCACGACTTACAGCGACTCTTGCAAGGTGACGATCGAAGCAGAAACATAAAAACTGCAGACATACTTTATACCTCCACGGGCAGGCCGCCCCCGCTTCAGGGCGGGTGCGGTTTTGCTTATTATTTTTAGCAAAGGACAAAAAAGATGAAGAAAACATACACGATCGATAGCAAAGAAGTGATCCTTAAGGCATCGCTTTATACTCAGATCGCATACAAGGCATATTTCGGGCACGATCTTCTCGGCGATCTTGTAAAAGCTGACGAACTGCTTAAAGGAAAAGACTACGAGAGCCGCACAGACGGTAATATCATATATCTGCAAGTGCTTTATGTTTTGACAGAAGAAGGCAGCGCTGAAGAGTTACCGCCTTTCAAGGAATGGCTGAAAAACATAGGCGGCATAGACTATGTCGATCTCATAAAGACAGTTTCAGAGCTCTACTTATCAACGACAAAACCAGACCGAAAAAACGGGTAAAGGGCAACAGCGACAAGTACGCCGGCACTATATCAGTCGAGGAGCTGAGCGTGCTGCTGCTCAATGCAGGACTGACTATAAGAGACTTTCACGACATCACCTTTGGAATGGCTCTTAATTTTATGTGGGAAAAGAAAAGAATAACCGCCGCCTCAAAGGGAGAAGAACGTTCAGATCCTGAGCGGCAATATAAGATCATGAAAGCAAACTTGCCGGCACTTGAAGAAATGTACAAGGCTGGTGAGATATCAAAGAACAAGTACGATGCGTACATAGAGAAGCTAAAAGAATGGGAGAGTGAGGAGTAATGGCCGGTAAAAAAATCAGAGGCATCACAGTCCAGCTCGGCGGCGATACCACCGGACTGCGGAAAGCTCTTACCGACGCCGACAAAGCGCTTGCCGCGACCCAGAAAGAGCTCAACGAGATTAAAAAAGGACTAAAGTTTGATCCCGGCAATGCGAAGCTCGCGGCTCAGCAGCAGGAGCTTCTTTCTCAGGCGATTAAGCAGACTTCGGAAAAGCTTCGCACACTGGAAGAAAACCAGGATAAGGTCAACAAGGCATTTCGGGCTAACGGAGCGTGGGAGACTCAGTATCAGCCGATTAAGGAGCGCATCGAGCAGACTTCCAAAGCGCTCGAAGATCTGAGAAAAGCCGAGGAAGACTTCAAGCGGAAGCATGAGAGCGGCAAGATCTCAGACGACGAGTACGAAGAATTCGTTAAAAATCTCAAGGCCGCCGAGCAGGCTGCCAAGGATGCTCGAAAAGAAAAGTCTGAGCTCGACAAAAAATTCCAGGATGGCCACATCAACGCAGAGCAGTACCGCGAGTATGAGCGCGAGGTCGAGAAGACGCGAGCTCAGCTCGCCAAGATGCAGGATGATCTGGACAAGTCGGGGAAAGCTGCCGACGAGAACGCCAAGGAGATGAAAAAAGCGGCTAAGAGCATCGATGACGTCGATGACTCCGCGAAGCAGGCAAACGAGTCCCTCGGGAGATTCGGTAAAGATCTCAAAGATGACGTTAAAAGCGCCACAAAGGTAGTCGCTGCACTCTCGGCTGCCATCCTCGCTGTCGGAAAGTCCTCAGTCGACGCCGGAGCTGAGTTTGATGCTGCAATGTCCAAAGTGATCGCAACTCTTGGATTCAGCGTGGACGAAGTGAACACGGCAGGCACGAAGGCGGCGAAGACATACGAAGCACTCCGAGACTACGCTCAGCAGATGGGCAAGAGTACCGCGTACAGCGCTACGGAATCTGCAGAAGCCCTCAATTACATGGCTATGGCCGGTTGGAACGACGAGCAGATGCTTGCAGGGCTTGACGACGTGCTGAACCTCGCCGCGGCAAGCGGAGCAGATCTCGCCACTACGTCCGATATCGTCACCGATGCGCTCACAGCCATGGGATACAGCGCCGAAGATGCCGGAAGGCTTGCTGATGTGATGGCCGCAGCTTCGTCGAACGCCAACACGAGCGTCGAGATGATGGGCGAGACGTTCAAGTATGCAGCCCCTCTGGCTGGATCTCTCGGATACTCTATGGAGGATACGGCCACAGCTATCGCTTTGATGGCAAACAGCGGCATCAAGGCAAGCTCGGCAGGTACTGCGCTCAGAGGCTGGCTCTCCAAGCTCGCAGCGCCGACCAAAGACAGCCAGAAAGCGATGGAAGAGCTCGGGATCACGCTCACGGACGAAGAGGGTAACATGAAGTCCCTCCGGGATGTGATCGGCGACACCCGCACCGCTTTTGCCGACCTTTCGGAAGCCGAAAAAGCTCAGTACGCGAAGATGATGGCAGGACAGCAGGGGCTTTCCGGCTTCCTTGCGATCGTCAATGCAGCGCCCGAGGATCTCGACAAGCTCACAAACGCCATCGACAACTCAGCAGGCGCTGCAAAGGCAATGTCGGAAGTCCGCATAGATAATCTCGAGGGCGATGTAACGATACTCAAATCGGCTGTAGAAGGTGCTCAGATAGCGATATCCGACAAACTCACACCGTCAATCCGGAAATACATCCAGATAGGCACGAAGACCGTCACCGCTATGGCTGACGCTTTTGGGGAAAACGGACTCGAAGGAGCCGTCGAAGCCGCTCATCAGACTCTCAACAAAGAAATGGGAGATGATGCAAAGACTATCTTTGCAGCCGAGACAGCTGTCAAGGCACTTACAGCCGCCTTTATCGCCTACAAGGGCGCTTTGCTGCTCTCCGAGGGCATCGACGCGCTGACGAAGGTTAACAGACTGCTCGCGGAGGGGAAAACCCTCTCTGAGGCGATGGCAAAGGCACAGCTTGCGAATCCATATGTACTCCTGGCTGCTGCTGTAGCAGCTGCAGGAATCGCACTGAAATCATACATCGACATTCAGACAGATCTCATCGACGTGACAGCTGACAGCTATGCTACTTTCTCAGCAGAACAGCAGGAAGTCATCGACAAGACAAACGAAACTGCCGCAGCGCTCAATGCGAGCCGCCAAGAGTATGAGAACAACGTAAAGGCAATCGAACTTGACGAGAAACAGACCGCTTTACTCGTGGATCGTCTGTACGAACTCGATGGGATCCAGAACAAAGACGCAGCGAAAAAAGCTGAAATGGCTGCTATCGTCGACCAGCTCAATGGCTCAGTCGAAGGGCTCAATTTGAAATATGACGAACAGACGGGAAAACTCAATAAGACAAAAGATGCAGTAGATCAGCTGGTCAACAGCTACTTCGAGGAAGCGAAGGCAGAAGCCTATAAGAATCGGCTGGTAAAGCTGATTGAAGAACAGGCGGAGGCGGAAGAGAATCACGAGAAAGCCGTCCGAGCCGTAGAGGTCGCAGAGGGCAAAAGAATCTCTACTCAGAATCGGCTCAACTCCGTCACGGCATCATACAACTACAATGCCGAACGGATCCTCGAGCTCGATCAGGAGATGTCAAAGGGTAACTGGACCGCAGAGAAAGAGGCCGAGTACAACTCGTTGACGGAAGCCAATGGCAAACTCGCAGAGTCTATGCAGAGCCTGCAGAGTGAGATCGACAATATCGATCTTGGAATGGGTGATCTCTACGCGACACAGATGACGGCAAAGGATGCTCTCGATAACACTTCGGGATCCATCGATATGCTGCGAGACAAGATGGGTGAAGCGGGCGTTGAGGTACCGGAAGAGTCTGCTGCGATATCAGCGGGCATCGACGGCATAAATGCAGTCATGGAAGGCGTATCGCAGAACGCCGATGCAACTCATAACTCCCTCGTGGAAGCGTTTTATATATCAGAAGATCTCGAACCCGCTCTCGATGAAGTGTACGACCTCGTGGACGAGTACAACAAGGAACTGGAGTCCCGCAAGGGAGCTCTCCAGAGCTGGTTTGAGGGGTCCGTCACCGTGAAGGAAGAAGACCTCTCAATGAGTTCGATGTGGGCAGCCCTCAACAGCACCACAACAAAGTTGGACGACTGGCAAGCGAAGATCGACAAGCTCACGGACGAAGGCATAAACGAGAAGTATCTCCAGCACCTCAAGGATGCTGGTCCCGAGTCGCTCAACGAGATCAATCAGCTGTTTACAGTGCCCGATGAAACGCGTAAAAAATACGCAGATCAATGGGCGGACGGATACGAGCGAGCTGCCGAGGTCGCTGAGAAGCAGATGCAGGCAGCCAAAGAAGAGACCAATACCAAGATCGGAGAGATCATCAAGACTATATCCGACAACAGCCCTCAGATGAAGGACACCTTCAACCAGCTCGGCATTGACGGCGTTGACGGATATATCCAGGCTTTCTCGGACCCTCAAAAGCTTAAAGAACTCAAAGAAGCTGTCCGGCAAATGGTTGAGATTGCACTGGCGGAAGTGCAGGCGACTCAGGATAGCAACTCGCCGGCGAAAGAGTTTGACTACCTCGGCGAAGATGCCGGAGACGGATACGCTCTCGGCTACGAAAAGAAAGAGACCGAAGTACAGAAAGCCGCCCGTGAGATGGCGCTGTCTGCAATCAAAGCAGTGGAAGACGTCGGAAAAGCAGGGTTAAAAGCACCGTCCGGATTTGCCGAGAGCATCAAAAAAAGTCTATCATCCATCGATGCACTGAGAGGTAGTTTGCAGTCAACTGCAAGCGACGGCAATCTCGTCGCAAAGCCGCCTGAAAGTCAGCAGATCATAGTCAAGATGGATCCGATCGTAACAAAGACATATCTTGACAGCAGAGAAATCGCTGAGAGCGTGGCCGAGCCTCTCGACGCGATATACGCACTCAAAGCTGAGTCGACAGGAAGGGGGCACGCATGAACAGCGTATCATACAGACAAATAACTTTCGGGGCATACTCATCATTTGACGACTTTGGAGCATATATCGGCTCTGAAGTAGATACCGACACCAAGATCGAGAGAGCAAAGCCAAGAACGCTTCGTGAGACTATTCCTTTCATGAACGGCTCATATAACTTTAGTACGCTTGGCGGGAAAATAGTATATGACGATAGAATTATTCGCTATACTTTTATAGTCTCAGGAACATCTCGTTCGGACGTTGAAAGCAAGATAACGGCGCTCGATAACTGGCTGGGAGATGTCGCCGATACAGAGCTTTTCGACACAGACTTTCCGGGCTGGAAGTTTATAAACGTATCATATACTGGCATGGGAGTGCCTCAATTTTACTCAAATAATGAGGCAAGCGCGAGAGTTACGGCAGACTTTACAGCAGGACCGTATATGCAGTCGGCTTCAGGTATGCTTGTAAACTGTCTCGATATTATTCCAAATTCGGAAAGTACCAAATACCTTTTCACTTCTTGGGCTGCGCCCGTACACATGGCGCAGGCACGATATTATCTATCACGTCTCACTTCTCCCGGTTCCGGCGTAATGCCGGGTATGACTATCTCGTATTCTACTACTTCTGGCGTGAAGTCGGTTGTTGTAACTATTACCGCTGCCAGCAGCTCTCCGTCGTATCTGCTCATGCCTAAAGTGATGTCATCGGTAACAATAACGCCGACTCAAACAAGCGGACTTGGACTAGTGAAGGAAGACTCTGATTATTATTATTATTCAAGAGCTTCCGGAGTGCAGGCAGTCATATATTTATCAGGATTTAATTATTCGACATATTCGGAAAGCCAAGTAACTGAGATCATCAAGCACGCAAGTTGGCAGTACCCTGACAATCAGCAGAGTTTTCCTACTAGTAACATACCCAACACGTCTCACATGAGAGTAATATCCGAAGGAGACCCTACAATTCTGATAAACAATACAGCTGTTGACGCATCATCTTTTGAGCTGAACGCTTACAACATCGTATCAATAAATAATTCGAAAAGCGTAACTTGCAAATTGCAATTTTGCACAATTCAGGAGCAGAGGTGAGAAAATGAATCGTGTTATATTGACGTACGACGGAACTGATGCGGTCATTCACGGAAGCAAAATAGACCAAAATGCTTTTATTAAGGAAGGAGAACTAAGAGAATATGTTAATGCTATTCCGACGTTTAGTTTTAAAGTGTTTCCGAACAATCCGGGGTACGATAGCATCGAGAATTTGTTGACAAAGATTTCTGTCACAAGCTTCGACCAAGCGGAGAACATCTTCGTCGGTAGAGTCTACTCTACAGCCGACATGATGAAGAGCGACGGGCTGATCTACAAGATCGTGACCTGCGAAGGCGAGCTCGCGTATCTCCAGGATGTGATTATAAGCAGCTACAACGTGTATGCCGGTACTCTGCTCTCTTCGGCTCTCACCTCACTGCTCAATTCCTACAACGCCAAGGTGCCAAGTGATAAGCGGATGACCCTGAGTGGAGGGACTACAACAGCGGTGCCTACAGACTACAGCGCATCCTATAAAACCGCATTCGACATACTCAAAGACATCTGCGATCTCTGCGAATGGGAGTATAGAGTGTCATACAACGGCGGCACACGATACCTTGAAGTAGCCCAGCAGTTCGGCAGCAAGAGCGACACAGACATCGCACTATCGGTAAACCTCAAATCTCTCAAGCGGGAGATCAAGGCAAACGACATAGTCACACACTTCTATCCGCTGGGTATCGTCAAGGACAGCGGAGGATATTTCACGATAGCCCCTGACAATGCCGGGATTCCTTATCTCGCCAACGCGACGCTCGAAGCCAAGTACGGGGTAATCGAAGCGGCAAAAATCTATGACGACATCGCCATCGAAAGCATGAGTTCTGTAGCAAGCGGTGCAAAAAAACTTAAAGCCAAAGCGAAAAAAGACTACTCCAACATGATAGGACTGCTCACATCGTTCACGCTGAGCGCCCTCGATCTGTCGCTTATAAATGGCAATTACAGCGATCTTAAGCTTTACAACACTCACAGAGTAGTGACGAAATTGCAAAGCATTGACGAAGAAGTGAGGATCACAGGCAGAACCTTGAAGCTTGACGATCCGCAGAACCCCTCACTCACCTTCGGAGTTAAGCAGGCGACACTCACATCTATGGTAGCAAGGGGGTGATGTACATGAAGGACACAAGTACAAAAGCGATCTTTGCGATCATAGTCGGAGGCGTATCAGCGTACTTCGGCATGATCGCCATTCCGATCATAGTGCTTTTTGCAGCGATGATGATCGACTACTGCTCCGGCATGATCAAAGCGTGGACCACAGGCAAACTTTCAAGCCGCGTCGGCGTACTCGGCATTGTCAAAAAGGTCGGATATCTTGTCACGGTATGTGTGGCAGCTATCGTCGACTGGCTGATCATCTCAGGGCTAAAAAAAGTCGGCATATCATTCGCACTCGACTATTGCTTTGGGCTTATGGTGACTATTTGGTTTATCGTCAATGAGCTTATAAGCATACTGGAAAATCTGTCTGCGATAGGAGTCCCTCTGCCGGGATTTCTCGTAGCGATGATAAAACGCCTCAAAGTCGTCGTCGACGACAAAGGCAGTGAGGAAGGAGGAAACCGCATTGAGAAAATGGATTGAAAGAGTACACGAGTACTACGACGAAGACGGCAACGATATCGGCAGAGTTACATTTTTTGTAGACTCTCCCGATGAGCTTCCATCTCCCGGTGAAGAAGTAGGCGGGATGATCCCGTCACAGGGGTCGGTGGCGATCGCGATAAACACGAGTCAAGCGTTTATCCGAAACGGCGAAAACGTCTGGGAAGAATGGGGAGGTGAAGAGTAAATGGATATTATCGATATACTCCTCGCTTCGGGATTCAAGAGCAGCGCCATTAAAGCGGCTACCGAAAGGGCAAACGCTGCAGCGAGTGAAGCGACTGCCGCGGCTTCTGCGGCAAATGACGCAGCCGGTTCGGCGAACACAGCGGCAAGCTCGGCAAACGATGCAGCGACCGCCGCATATGACGCGATCAGCGCTATATACCACGATAAGAACTTTTTGCTGAGTGTGAACGCAGACAAAAGCCTCACCCTCAGCTACGACCCCGAAGCAATCAACACAGAGGAGGAATAAGAAATGTCAGTAGAAAGAATTGACCTTGTCAGAGATACTACAATGCAGGTGATCTCGCGATCGCTTGCCGCTATCGCGGTAAACACCGGCGGCTTTAAGGTAGTAAGCTACGCCGACGCGCAGACTATTACGCGCATGGGTCTTGCCGATAAGTTTTTTCACATTGGCGATCAGATCATAGTGGAAAAAGAGACCGCTATGAGTGTTACCGTCGGTAACACCGACCCCGACACCTCGGCAGGCATTACCGCGGCGACAGTAAACGCCGATACCTTTATAGCGGCGGTCGGTGTTGTACACGGCGGCGATTATGAATTTATATACGACGGCGCAGAGTGGCACTATCTCGATAGCCCCGTTGTGCTTTCCGACTATGGTATATCCATAACAAGCGGAACGCCGCACCACGGCGACGCTATCATAGTACATGAGACAGCCGCGAAACTCGCCTTTGATGTTATCGGCATTAATCACGACACCCCGAGCGACTCACAGTACGAATACAGCTTGACGCTCCAGCTGCACGACTGTATCGCCGAACTGCAATTTTGTGCAAGACAGGCGCTTTTTGCATTTCCCGAGGGGCTTGCAGCGGGTACATATCATTTCACGATCGGCGCGCAGCCGTGGTATACGTCCGACGTAAACAAAACGGTACAGTTTACGCTTGCTAGTGCGATCGCTGCCGGCGGTCAGCTTGTCATTAACAACGCCTATAATGCAACAGCAATCGGCTCGACTATAAGTGCGTTTGCGAGTGCGACAGCGTCCACCGCTGCCGAAACCGTGACCATGTCCGAGGGCAGCGCCGGAACCGATCTCGGCACTGTAAACAATGCAAAGACCGCAACTGTTAACAGTATTCAGCGGGCTTTACTTGGCTCTAATAACTATAACGAGTGCGCTTTAAGAATGTATCTCAACAGCGACAAGCCCGCCGGTCAGGTATGGACGCCCGCAAGCGTATTCGATCGCGCGCCCTCCTGGGCTGCAAGCTCCGCAGGTTTCCTTTACGGTCTCGACCCCGAATTTGTCAAGGTTCTTGGCAAAGTCAAGAAAAAGACGGCGCTTAACACCGTTTCCGACGGCGACGGTTCGATAGAAACCGACGAAAAGGTATTTTTGCTTTCGCGTTCGGAAATTTACGCAGGTGACAACATCACCGGCGGCGAGGGCACGCCTTATGCGTATTACTCTATGTTTAGCGATTACAACGCTCCGAATACCGGAGCAGATACAAATAGAATTAAGTACCGTGCCGGTGTCGCTAAATATTGGTGGTTGCGTTCCCCGAGCGTCGGCTACGCGAACTATGTTTGCATTGTGTACCCGTCGGGCGCGTTCAACAACAGCCACGCGACGAACAGCTACGGCGTCGCCCCGGCTTGTGTAATCGTATAATCGTTAATCCGCCCCGATAGGGGCGGTAAGGAGGCTTTATGTCGGTTGTAAAATCAAAGCAGAGCGTCGGGAAACTTGTAGTTATAACCAAATCCCGCGATCTTGCAGAATATACGTTAAGGATATGCAGCAACGAGAAATCTTTTCCGAAACGGTATAGATGGTGCTTGACGAGTAAAATTGTCGAAAGCGCTATGAATATCAACAATTATGTTAATATGGCAAATTCCGTATTTGTAAAAGACGATAACGACTACATATTAAGAAAATCGTATCAGACCCGCGCCCTTGCGGAAAGCTACGCATTACTTAGCATGATTGATATTGCATATAAGACATACGGCCTTGAAACAAAACGTATTGAATACTGGACAGGCTTAATAAACGAAGTGCAAAACCTTTTGAGAGCTTGGCGTAAAGCTGAATGGGAAAATCACGATAAAAAATAGGGCAACGATTGTAAAAACGCTGCTTTGGTGGTTGCGTTCCCCGAACGTCGGCAACGCGAACAATGTTTGCAATGTGAACCCGTCGGGCGCGTTCAACAACAACAACGCGACGAACAGCAACGGCGTCGCCCCGGATTGTGTGAAAAGCTGGCATAGAGTAAGCCGAACGGCTGAAATCAGAGCATTACACAAGGAATTGTTGTCCTAACCTTTAAGGTAAAATTATAACGTTGATGTGGTTTACTTGAAAGATAAGTAAGTATCACTATACACAACGTATCATTATTATTATGAACGAAATCAAAGAAACGGTATGCAGTTTCGATAATCTTTACGCTGCTATGCTCAAATGCAAGCGCGGTATTATGTGGAAAGACAGCGCCGCCGGGTTTGTCAAAAACGGCTTAGTCAATTGCTATCAGCTAAAAGGTGAATTAATGAACGGTGATTACAAGATCGGTAAATACACGGTATTCACTATTTCGGAGCCTAAAAAGCGCGTTATTGTCAGTACAAGAATAAAAGACCGCGTATTTCAGCGGTCTTTGTGCGACAATTACTTGACCGAAACTATGACAAGATCGTTTATCTATGATAACGCTGCTTGTCAAGTCGATAAAGGTACCGACTTTGCCCGGAACCGTTTAAAATGTCACTTGCAGCGACATTACAGAAAACATGGTTGTAACGGTTATGTGCTTAAATGCGATCTATCGGACTTTTTCGGCTCCACGCCGCATAGCGTCGCTATTGACGCGGTAAGAAAGCGCGTAAAAGACCCGTGGGCGGTATCAGAAGTCGAGCGCATTATTAACAGCTTTACGCAGGGAGCCGACCCGTCAAAGGGAATGGGGCTCGGTTCACAAGTTACGCAGTTAATACAATTGGCCGTCCTTGATGATCTCGACCACTATATAAAAGAGGTCTTGCACATAAAAGAATATGTCAGGTATAACGACGATTTCATTTTACTACACACAAGCAAAGACTATTTGCGTTATTGTCTTGAACAAATTAAAAAGTACCTATCAATAAGACACTTGAAGTTGAACAAGAAGAAAACGCAGATATTCAAAATAACGCAGCCTATACACTTTTTAGGTTTTAGCTTTCGTCTTATCAATACTGGCAAAGTTTTAATGCGTGTGTTGCCCGAAAAGGTGACACACGAACGCCGCCGGTTAAAGAAACTTGTTAAGCGCTGCAAGTCGGGATATATGACCCGGCGCGACGTTGACGAGTGCTTTAAAAGCTGGGTCGCTCACGCGTCAAAGGGCGATTGCTACAAGCTGATTCAGAGCATGACGGAATTTTATAACAAACTATGGGAGGAATGTAAAAATGTTTGAACACATCACAGCAGGAGAGCAGGCCGTAAGAGCCAACAAGAAGAACGAAGCGCTCACCGCGACAAGCGGCAAGATCGCCGCTAACGTCGATTATATCGCCATGATGTGCGATATTGAACTCGAGAGCGAAGACGAAGACGAGGAGGTGAACGACGATGAAGCATAGTAAAAAATACGAAAAAGTCGAAGAGTACTACGACAAGGGATACTGGGATATCCGCAAGGTACACGATGCCGTAACGCATGGGTGGATCACACCCGAAGAGTACAAGGAAATAACCGGCTATGACTACGACGATCCTGAGGAGTGATAATATGGGAAAAGTAGATAATGCAGTAAAATTCGCCGAAAAAATTGCAGCAAATGATACTCACGGCTATGATCAGCTCTACCGATGGGGAACACCCGACTATGATTGTTCTAGCCTCGTTATATCATCCTATGAGCAGGCAGGAATTAAAGTCAAGACGGCAGGAGCTACATACACAGGCAATATGTATGATGCTTTCATAAAGTGTGGATTCAAGGACATCACAAGTCAGATCTCTCTCGGAGTAGGAGCAGCTCTCAAACGTGGAGACGTACTGCTCAATAAGCAGCACCATACCGCTATCTACGTCGGAGACGGTAAGATAGTCGAGGCGAACATCAACGAGAAAGGAACCATTTACAACGGAAAAGCAGGAGATCAGACCGGAAAAGAGATCTGGAAAAGATCGTATTATAACTATCCTTGGAACTGCGTTCTGAGATTTCCAGAAGTTGAAGAGAAAAAGGCGCTTGACGTAGAAGGATTTAAGCGCGGAGATAAGAGCCTCGGAGTATACTACCTTAAGCGGTACCTGATGAAGCACCTCGGCTACAAAATGAACGACGACAAAGGCTTCGGCGCCGGCACCGAAAAGGCTGTAAACGATCTGCTCAGCAAGAACGGATACAAGCCTAACGGAATCGCAGGCGAGAATTTCGCCAAAATTTTCATAAAATAGCAAAAAGCGGCTACAATGTAGCCGCTTTTCTTTCAGAGATCCGAGATGAGCTGCTCGATATAGGCACTCACAGTCAACCCATTTTTCTGCGCTGCTTGCTTGAGCTTGCTGATCGCTCCCTTGGAGAGATTGATGTGTATCTGTGCTTTCTCTTCGTCCTCCTCCGGCTCGCCGAAGATTGCGATATACTCGTCACCGGTGAGGTGCTCTTCCGCCCATTTCTGCGCTTGATCGTATGCCATCGGTATGATCTTCTCGTCCCCGCACCACTCATTCTGTCCACAGGAGCGGCTGTACTTACTGTTGGCGTTGCCGTCGCCGTGAAGGAAAAACTCCCCAGTCTTTTTCTGGTAGAGAGTTTCGCAGAACCAGTTAAAATCGCTGCGGTAGGGATTAGGCTCATACTCGCCAACTCTCTTTGCGGTCTCGGTGTCGTACACCTTTCCATTGATGACTTTTTTCATGATGATCTTCTCCTTTCAAGGTTCTGGGGGCGGTTTCCCGCCCCTGTTGGTTGCTTGGACGAATCATTAGTATATGTATACGGTCAAAGAATAACCGTGAAAATTGTTGTTGCAGTCGTATACTCGCATAATCTTGTAACAATCGTCAAATAATTTACTTTCCGCTCTTGCGGCTTTTAAAGTGTCGTATAAATGGTTTTTGGTCGCTAATGTTTTGATGTGCTCCGTACCCATATAAACTCTTTCGATACCTTTTTTCATAGTAATCACTCTTCCTTTCAGGTTGTGGGGCGGCATCTCTGCCGCCCAATTGATTATCTCATTGTTGCCGTACCCCTGCGTACTCTTGCTCTGAAAGCTTCGGGTGTCAGCTCTCTGCTTGCGTTATCCCAGCCGCCGTCCCTAGCGGCTATATACGGGTACGCGGTGCGGTAGTCGTACCCTGTGCCGATAGTGCCTCGCACGATAAGCCCGTTTTCGATATAAACGTCATATCCAGCCACTTTGTGCCAACCGTCTGTATACTCTTTTTTCATGATTCATTCTCCTTTCGGTTGTGAACTTTGCCCTGTTCCGTTTTCCTTGATTATATTATAACATAGAGTTTAGCCAAAGTCAAGAGGTTTTTAAGAAAAAGTTTGGCTAAACTCTAATTTTTGTACACTTGCACAAATTCAATTTAAAGAGTTTGTACAAAGTCCACATAATAAAAAAGAACGCTGAAAAGCGTTCTGCTGCCGGTCGAAAAAGGGGAAACGGGCGCTAAAAAATTCGTGGCAATTTCGTGGCAATATTTGACCCCGGAATTGCGGCATTTAAGCCTAAAAATAGTGTTTTTTGTTCGATGTGGCGAACAAGAAAAGTATTAAAAAAGCGCGTAATCACGCGGTTTGCAGCAATTACGCACTTTTTAGCAGTTCTGGAGCTAAGGGGAGTCGAACCCTTTTAGTGTGCCCTAAACCCCGCGTAATCGCTTGATTTTATTTTTTCGTGGCAATTTACGAGGCATTCGTGGCATCATAGATCTGCTGGAAGTGGAGATCTATGATCTTGTCCACCTTGACGCGCTCTGCCGTGAAGGTCTGCTGATACACCTGCCTCAGCGTGGTCGAACTCGACCAGCCGCCGCGCTCCATTGCGTAAATGTCAGGGATCCCGAGTGCCGCCATCACCGAAGCGTTGATGTGTCTCAGGTCGTGGAAGGTGATGGAGTACCCCTGATCTCGCATAGCTCGGCGGAACTTGTCGGCGATCTGGTAGTGCTTTCGCTGCTCGATGCGTTCGCCAGGAGCTGTATCAATGCTGTCGATCATCGCCATGATCGGCGGCGGGAGTTGCATCTGTCTCCTGCTCTTGTACGTCTTTGCAGTTGACTTCACAACTTCCTTGTTATCCACCGTCACTACCACCTGACCGATCGTGAGTATGCCGTCCTTGATATCACATTTCCGAATGCCGAGGATCTCCGACATTCGCAGCCCGCACCAGACGGCAAGCAGCACGGGAAGCTCGATGTCCGACCCTTTAAAGGTGCGGAGCACGATCTCTTCCGACGGAAGCTCCTTAAATTTGCGCTGCTTCTGCGGCAGCCGGATCTTGCCCAGCGATATATGCAGATCGTGATATGCTGCAACCGCCGTGAAGAGCCCGTATGCGTTGTGTACAGTCTTCGCTGACTTCTTCGCTGTCAGCTCGTTGATCCATGCCTGTATCACTCTGGGCGTGAGCTCGTCAGCAGGCAGGTCGTTTATCTCCGTCATGGAATTCCGTTTGATATTGCGGTACCCTGATATCGTGGTAGGCGAGAGCACGGGTACCTTCGACTCGATGTACTCGTCACACAGCTCCCTGAAAGGCGGATGCTCCAGCTCGTATCGTGCGTCCCGAAGCCAGAGCGCTGCCTCTGCCTCGACCTGTCTCTTGCCTTTTATCGTCGGGTCCTTTGATGTAAACGATTTGCTTTTTTTCGTGGCGGGATCCGTCACCCTCACCCGCCAGCTCCCGCTTGGGAGCTTCTTTGCTTTAGCCATAGTTATATACCTCCCGTTACCGCGCCCGTTCCCCCGAGTTCGTCGGCGTAAAGTGGTATATCAACGTCTTCGGACAAAAGGCGCTATGTCTATCACAGCGCCTTGGCTTTGTCCTCCGTCTCTTCTTCTGCTTCGTCCTCGGTATCTTCCCAGAACACGCTTCCAACGATCTGCATCAACACCTGGACGCAAGCCCTTCTTGTCTCGATCGACATCTTTTCGTATGCCTCGCCGATCTGAGCTTCAAGCTCCTTGATCTCCTCTTCGGTCGGTTCGTCCTCGGTGAGCGTGTTCACCGCCTTGACGTCTGTCCGCCCGAGAAGGTAGTCTGTTGAAACATTATAATAATCAGCGAATTTCTGAAGAAGAGAAAGATTGGGCTCTCTTTCCTCAAGCTCGTAGCTGGAATAAGTGCGAGAAGCAACATCAAATATCTCAGCGGCTTTTGCAATCGTCAATCCTTTATCGGTTCTTAGCTGTTTAAGGATATTTCCTATCATTAAATCACCTCCGTGATATAATGATAGCACAAAATGTGCGTGTTGTCAATAGATAAGAAGATATAAGCACAATTCGTACAAAATATACATAAAATTATGCAATATTTGTGCATTGAAACGAAATTTGAAAGATGGTGCAGAAAACGTGCGAAAAGATATTGACAGTATGCACGTAATGTGCTAATATAGAATTGAAAGAGGGGTGAGAAGGTGTTTCGGAAAATGAAAGAAGCTTACGATCACAAAATGCAGGAACCAATGGACATATATCTTGCCAGAAAGCGGAGACAGAGCGATAGGCTGAGTTGGTTTTCTCTGATTTTCTCTGCCACAGCTTGGAGCATAGTAGCTGTAATAACTATAATAGGTCTGCTGCATTAATGCAGAAATCGAGTAGTGAGATCACTAAAGCTGCAAAAGACAGCCATATTGCAAGCCATGACCGAAAGTTGGCTTGTGACAGGTCTTTTCTGTCAACTCCGTAATGGTCACAGGCAACAATGCCATTTTCTGATACGATCACTTTGTATTTAAGCCCTAAGGCGGTAGGATCGGACGTTGGTATATTCGTTAGTTCAAGATACCCGAGTCCTACCAAGCGTTCAGCTGTTTTGTAGTCAACTTCAAAAGGTTCCCCTTTAAGGTGTTTACAAAGCAGTTCAAAATCTTTGCGTGAAATGGTTTCCATGTAAATCAATCCTTTCTGCCTATATTATAGCAGAAGCGGGCTTGAAAATCAATACGCCCATCGACATCCTCTTTAATATATGATACCCTGAGCGGCAGCAGGGAACGGTCTGCCGCAGAGAAAGTAGGTGACACTATGGCCGACAAGAAGAAAAAGTGCGAGAATGAAATGTCTCGTGACAAGCTCATGCAGGGCGTGAACAAGATGGACTATGCCGACAAGATCTTTGCCAACGCGCTCTTCCAGATGGCGCTTGCATATGACATGGCAAAGGCTACGAGGGCAGAAGCTCTCACGAACAAGTGACCAGAAATTAAAACGCCGCGCCCGTTCCCCCGGATGAGCGGTACAAGAAAGAGGTGATCCTAATGCCGAAAGTTTATCTCAGACCGGTAGACAGATTCCGCGATAACCTGCGATTCAATTTTTTACTCGCAAAGGGTGGCAAGACCTACGAAGACGTAGGCAAGATCATCGGGAGAGCCAAGTCAACAGTCAAGGCTCGGGCGGACGATCCGCTCACAATGACTCTCGACGAGCTCTTCCGATTGTGCCAGCACGAAAACATAACCCCCGCCGACTTCGTCAGCGGAAAGCTCTGCCTGCGAGGAGCGGGCATTATGTACGAAAGGACTGATTTGTATGAAGAAAAGAAAGCGTGATCGCGGCATAGCAGCCTCGATCATAGTGGCATGGTGGTCACTGGTGACTTACGGAGCCTGCGACCAGAACATAGCTCTGATCGGCGTGTCAACGCTGGTCTTCGGTATCATACTTTATCTGAGTTGGATGTTCGACAGAGTTACGAAGAGCCGGGATCGGCTAAGAAGCTTAATATCAGAATATCGTTCCAGATGGTTTGACTATCTGGAGCAGAGGAGCGGCAAATGAGTAAGCTTATAAGCGAAGATGATTACAAGAAAGCCGAGCAGGCAGAATTTGATGCGCTGCAGAAGCAGACTGGTACAGATATAGTCGGAATCAATATGCAGTTGACTGCAGCAGCGTTTTCCGCAGGTATCAAAAAGCGGCTCTTCGGCGACAAGAAAGACAAGAAAGAGGATGAATAATGGATATACTCATCGCTGCACTTGCTGGAATTGCAATAGGAATCCTGATTGGCGTGCCCTGGGGAGCCGCTATCTCACTCACAGATCCCGAGGAAGTCGAGGAGCTGAGGCGTAATGATTTCGACTAAAGCCTTCCTTATAGGAATATCAACGATCAATATGCTGATAGCTGCGTGGAAAACTTGGCGGCAGATTGCCGATACTCCGGCATGGAGGGAATACAAAAGGAGAAATAAGCATGGACGTAAAAAATATATCCGCAGCTGGGGGAACGGCTGCGGATAAAGAGAATGTTATACACGATACTTCGAGATATAGTGACTATTTATATTGTACCACAGAGCAGCAGACTTGTCAAGTCTTTCTTAATTCCATCATCGAGCTCGCGGACGACATAATCGGCTCCGACTCGACGGAACGAGAGGAAGCGAGCTTTGCAGGTCAGATCAAAGGCTTTGCATACGCTCTCAGAACGCTGCTTTGCGGCAAGTAGGAGGAATCATGGAACCTAAAGAGCTTTACTCTTTTGATGATGGAGCCGTAAGGCTCATATATTACTCAATCGAAAGAAAATACGACGTACTGATCAACGGAGAACCGCAGCACAGCATTTTGTCTGAAGAACAAAGCTGCAATCCGCTCATAGCCGTCAACCGCTTCACTGACGCTGTCAGATGGCACCTCAAGTCAAAGGCGAAGAGGTACCTCAGAGTGTCAGGCGGCAACCCTATAACCGGATGCACACAAGCCACCGAGAATTGCAAGTGCTGTCCCATGTTCGGGCAGGCTCCTGCCGGATCTCGATGCATCATCGATGAGGGTTGCAGCCGTGAGTAAGCCGATTTATGTCACGAGGTCCATCTTTAGAGAAGAAGGCGAAAAGCCTGTTAATTACAGGATTAATATCGGTGACGAAACAATGAAAGTACTATATGTTAAGTTTAAGGAGCACAATAACTTGCCGCTCTGCTATCCTATGAGTGACACCAAAAGACACGAGTTTGAAGATCTTATATTTTCCTTGATTGACAAAGGCAAGATAGTTGTCAAGAAGAAGTGATTTGCAGTCAACTGCAAGAAAGGATGTTCATTATGTACAAAGATGAAGCTATCGAAAGAATAAAGACCGAAGCTGAAGGGCTGAAAAGCCTTAGCCCTCAGGGTAACGCTGTTAGTAAGGACGTATGCAACGTCCTTATAATGTTCTGTGAGCAGGACGATGAATTTGCTCAGGCTATCGTGCAAGGAAAGAAAAAACTGAAAGACTGTATTGAGAGCACTGTCAAGGGAGCTCGCCAGAGCATCTCCGATCTGGAAGTATACAAGAGAGCTGTTGAGTTTTACTTCCCCGGCGCGACCGTACACATGAACCTTACCATAGACCTGATCGGCGAAGCTGCCACACCTCAGAAACAGAGCATCGGCCTCAGTTTCGATGATCTCTTCGATTGAGAGGTGCATCATGAGTACGATATACAGCGACCATATAAGGAAGCAGATGAACGAATGGTTTCCGCAGTACATTTTTTACGAGAGAGCGGGCAGAAGTTCCACAGCCGAATATGTTTGTCAGTGCTCCCGATGCCGCTCTGAGTATATAGCTGCCTATTCCGAGATATGCACAGAGGGATTTACCCTTAAGCATAACGATTCTGCGGTATGTCCTAAGTGCAAGCATTTAGGAACGCTTTTCCACAAGAGCAGAGGCAAAAAGTCGCTTACTGTCCGCAAGGCTTTTATAATCTGGCATAAGGAAAGTCACGACAGCGTTACCGCATATGCGATATATGCTTCAAAAGCGTACAACGGCGATCCGTGGGAGCCTTGGCTAAACAGTAATTACAGGCCCGAGGATTGGGATCCTTTCCCGGAGCTGAATATTGACGAACGCGCTATATATCATTTCTCCCCCGGTGATGTAAGCATTGAAAAGTGGACGCACTGGGGAGGTTGGACAGAGACCTCGGCAAAGGCGTCAGAGCCATTCGGCGGCGGATTCAACGGTATAAGACCGACATACACGTTTATAAACGAATCCGTATTGCAAAGTACTTTCCTTAAATACAGCTCCTACAAGCTGTATATGGATATTTGCGAACAGCTTGCATATTCGCACCAGTGGTATATAAATACACCAAGTTTGATGAGATATATCTGTCTGTACGCTCAGTATCCTACGATGGAAATGCTAATGAAGACAGGGCTTGGAAGATTCGTCTATGAAGCCGCAGAGTATCCGAGAGGCGGTATGCATAAGCGGTATTTCAACTGGAACGCGAAACGTCCGACCGAGTTTTTTAAAAAGCTGGATCATCAGCAGGCGAAAGAAGTCCTAAATCATGACCTGCCGCCCGAAAGAGTTATCGAATACTGTGATCTTATAAAAGCGGGCTTGAAGCTGACCGTTCCGCAGTTTAGCAGAGTATACCACGATTTCAGAAACCCTCTGCGATTCTTTGAACTGCTCAAAAAGCCTTACGGTATCACATACAACAAGGCTATCAATTATATCTCAAAGCAGAAGAATAAAGCAGACGCTCTTACACAGTGGTGTGATTATATTCATGATGCCGAAGAGCTTAACTATGATCTTGCCGTTCACGGTGTTCTTTACCCTAAAGATCTCGAAGCCGCTCATATGCAAACGATAAATACCCTGAACGCCGTGCGCACTGAGAAGGAAAAGCACGAGATGAAGGGAATGACCGAAAAGTATAAAAAAAGATATGCTTTCGCATATGGCGATTATATCATCAAAGTACCCGAGTCTATGACAGAGATCATCACCGAGGGCAAGATACTCAGTCATTGCGTGGGCGGTTATGCGGAACGGTATTCCAAGGGGCAGTGCATTATACTATTTCTGCGTCGCCGATCGGAAGCGGACAAGCCCTACTTCACGATAGAGGTCGGCGGAGAATGGGGCAAACGTCAGCACATTGTCCAGTGTCACGGATACAAGAACGAGGCAGAGACAACGAAGCCCGAGGATATCAAGGAGTTTGAGAAAGAGTTTTCAAGCTTTCTCATGAATCCTAAAGCATATCGGAAAAGCCATAAGAAATCAGAAATAACCCAAAAAGCAGTATAGGAGGAATCATAATGTCGGAAGTCAAGGACATAACGGATTATCAGGAAGAATCAGGTCTGATCTCGCTGTCTTCTGAGATGGACAGTACGATAACACCCAAGGTCAAGGAAGCTATGATGGTACATGAGTCTATCATACATCATGCCGTTGAAGCTGCTACCCATCTTTACGAGATGGGTAGGCAGTTAAAGACTATGAGAGACGGCAAGCTGTACAAGCAGCTCGGATATGAGACCTTCGGTGAGTACGTTGAAAATAATGGAGAGTACAGCTTCAAGGAGCGCCAGGCTTACAAGTACATAAAGATTGTCGAGTCTTACAGTGGTAATTTCATTACCGAAAATCAGGGACTTGGCGTTGAACGTCTGGAAATGCTCTCAGCTCTGGGCGAACGTGATGCGGCGGAACTGGTGGCTGAAACAGATTTAGCGGGCATGAGCACCGCAGAGGTCAAGCAGCTTATCAGGGACAAGCAGGGGCTTGGCGAGCAGTTGAGCCTTCTCACCGAAGAGCTCGAAGCGGCAGGCAGTGAAAAGGAGAAAATCACTGTCGAAAAGCAGCAGGCACTTGAAGAAGCTGAAAAGAAGATAAAGGATCTCGAAAAGAAGATAAAAGCCGAGAAGAAAAAGAGCAAAGAGTCGATCGGAGAAAAAGACGGCGAAATCATGTTGCTCAAAGAGCAGCTCTCGTCCGCCACGCCTTCGGCAGAGCAAATCGAGAAGATTAAGAACGAAGCTAATGCAGAACACCAGAAAGAGATCTCTGCAATCAAGGCTGAGTACGAAGCAAAGCTCTCAGCCGCAGAGGATAAGATGTCGGCCATTGAAAAGAAGACGCGCTCTGCCGATGAAGCTGAGCGCCGAGCAGCCCTCAAGATATACTTCGAGGAAACTCAGAAGAACATCAACGCATTTGTCGAGAAAGTGTCCCAGCTCGAAGGTGAGGAAAGGGAAAAATTCTCGAAGGGCGTGATCAAGTGGTTGACTGCTGTGATCGAGAATTTGGGAAAGGAGTGATGTTCGTGGGTCGTTCCGCATTTGATAGTGCTCTCAGAGAAGAGATCAAAAGCTTGATAGCAAACAGAGCAATTAACAGCATCCCTTTCTTCGGAATGATTGAGTCCGAGATCATTTTCTCGGGAGAGAAAGAAAAGACCAAGAAAAATCCTCTTGGTGGCGTTTTAGATTCGGTATCATGCACCAAAAGGCTTGACGATTTGCTAGCTCTCAGAGCCATTTCCGGAAGGCCGGAGCGCAGCTCGGAAAAGGAGTGACATTTTAAAGTAGGTGAAGTGCTATGGGATGCAAACCGAATTGGACTAGGGAAGAAATCGAATATCTCTCTGAAAACTGGGGAAGCAAGGCTATACCGAAAATAGCGAGAGAACTCGATCGAAGTGTTAATGCCGTTAAGCTGAAAGCTCAAAAGCTTCGTCTGGGAGCTTGGCTCGATGCCGGGGATTATGTATCTTTAAATCAGCTCATGAAGGCGTTAGGACGAGACTGCGGTCTGCAATACACGGCCAAGATATGGATTGACGAATTAGGTCTCCCTGTGACCCGAAAAAGAGTAAATCGTTCTTGCTTTAAGGTCGTAAAATTGGATAAATTCTGGGCATGGGCAGAAACAAACCAATCCAGAATAGATCTGTCGCTTCTGCCTGAGGGCTTGCTTGGTAAAGAGCCTGAATGGGCGAAGACAAAAAGAAAAAACGACTCGATTAGATCGCGCCTAGCTAAGAAGCGCTGGACAGAATATGAAGACCAGCTCCTTATATCGCTTCTGAAGTCGTACAAGTATACAACAGATCAGATAGCAGAGCGACTCGGGCGCTCCGAAGGAGCTGTCGCCAGAAGGGTGATCAGCATCGGAACGAAATACCGTCCTCTCAGAAATTCTCCTCATACACCTTGGACTCAATCTGAGATTCAGTTGCTTCAGCGAATCATTGCAGAGGGGGGTAATTATGAGGCAATACGCAGCAAAATCCCAATGCACTCCACAAAGGCAATCAGAGGTATGGTCTTCAGGCTTTACAATACAGAAAAGCTCGACAAAGTAAGGAGTGACGGACTATGGCAAAATACTTGAAACCTCAATACAAGGAGCTGAGCAGACTTTTCAATTCGATAACCGGCGCTCACCAGCTCTGGGAGCTCTGGGAGGATGGCATGACAATGTTCGCGTTGATGATCTCGAACACCGTAGACAAGCGGTACTATGAAAAGCGCGAAAAAGAATATCTGAACATAGTGTCGAAGTATTCCAAGAACGAAATGCAGACGTTTTTGAGAATATTTGCCGAGATAGTAAATCAGATAGAAATGGACAGAGAACAGGATCTTCTCGGAGATCTGTATATGTCATTTGATCTCGGCTCTCACTGGCACGGTCAGTTTTTTACTCCGTATAACATTTGCAAAATGATGGCCCAGCAGTCTCTTGGAGAGATAAAATGCGTTGATGATGTAAAACCGGTGACTGTTTTTGACTGCGCCTGCGGCGGCGGTGCGCTGCTCATAGCGGCAGCAAATGAGTGGCAGAAAAGAATGAACGAGGTGGGCTTCAACGCACAGGACTATGTTGCCTGCTATGCTCAAGATATTAGCCATGTGGCGGTGATGATGTGTTATATACAGTTGAGCTTGCAGGGCTATGCGGGGAAATTAAAACTCGGAGACTCGCTGATGAATCCACTCACAGAAGCCGATAATGGCAGCGATATATGGTATACGCCGATGTGGTTTTCAGAGATATGGGAAATGAGAAGATATTGTGAGGTGTTGGATAAATGCTTGACATAGCTGGTTACAAGAAATATCTGTATGAAGAGGAATTATCTGCTTCAACTATTGAAGCGTATATATACAGCATTACGAAGTTTGCAACGATGTTTGACGAAGTCACAAAGTCTAATGTTATCCTATACAAGCAATGGCTGACACAGAACTTTAAGCCTAAGACAGTTAATCTGAGACTGACGGGCATCATGAGATATTGCGATTATAAAGAGATCCCGATGAAGATAAAGAACATAAAGGAACCGAAGTTAACGCACTTTGAGAATGTAATCACTCCCGAGCAATATGATAAGCTTATTGCCAGGCTTGAAGCTGACAATAACGAAAGGTGGCTCGCTCATATAAAGCTGCTGGCAAAGACGGGAATGCGAGTAAATGAAGCTAATCGAGTGAAAAAATGTGACCTTTTGAGAGGATATGTAACAATGAACGCAAAAGCTCACATGAGAACTATCCTTTTTCCGAAATCTCTTGTTGATGATATAAGTCATTATCTTGATAAGTTAGAGGATAACGACACTGTAATGCAGAGCGCTCGAGGCGGTCCAATAACTGACAGAGGTATATCCGAAGCGTTGAAAAAATTCGCAATAAAATACGATATACCAAAAGAGGTTATGCATCCGCATTCGTTTCGACATTTCTTTGCAATCGAATTCATCAAACGCAAAAATGACATAGCTTTACTTGCCGATCTGCTTGGTCACGGGAGCGTTAATGTAACGCAGATCTATTTGAGACAGTCGCAGGAACAGCAGAAAAGGGCAATAGATGAGGCGGTGGATTGGTAATGGAAAAAGACCGACTGATAAACGATATAGTAGCCGAAGCTAAGGCGAGGGGCGCTGACACAGATGGCTTTGCGGAGAAACTGTACATCATCATGAAGGATATGACTGTCGAGCAGATGGAGACACAGCTTGCACTTCCGAACCATGTTCTTAACCAGGAGTATATCAACCGCTTCCTTGCCGCCAAGCTAGTCAAGGGATGTACCGAAAGAACGATTGTACAGTACAAAACCGAGTTGGCAAAGATACTTGCAAAACTTCGAAAATCGGTGGTCGATATATCTTCTGATGATATACGGCTATATCTCGCCGTTAGAATGGCACAGGATGGCGTGTCAAAAGTAACCGCTAACAACGAGCTGAGATATATGCGCTCGTTCTTTGGGTGGCTGAATGATGAGGAACTGATACCGAGGAATCCTACTGCAAAGATCGACGCAATCAAGCAGGAGAAAAGGAAAAAGAAAGCGTTCACGGAAATGGAATGCGAAAAACTCCGGAGTGCTTGCGTGACATCAATGGAGACGGCTATCATTGAGGTGTTGCTGTCCACCGGTTGCAGAGTATCAGAGCTGTGCGGAATGCGGATAGATGAGATAAAGGATTCAAAGATCGTTGTCAAGGGTAAAGGCAATAAATACCGCCCGGTATATTTGACAGCAAAGGCTCAGCTTGCGTTGGCTAAGTATTTGAATGAACGAAATGATATGAATCCTTATATCTTTCCGAAAAGCGTTCCATTTTTTAAAGGAGAAGGTCAAAGAGGTCGTGGCTGCCGTGAATGGTACAAGAATCCCGAGGCTATAGCTGACGGCAAAAGAAATACAAGCTCTGTTGAAGCAACAGTCCGAAAGATAGGAAAACGTGCAGGCGTTGAAAACACCCACCCGCACAGATTTAGGCGAACAAGTGCAACCTTTGCACTTCGGCGTGGAATGTCACTCGAGATGGTTTCAAAAATGCTGGGTCATGAAAATCTGGCTACAACCCAAATATATCTTGACCTAACAGAAGAAGAACTGGAAGCAGCACATAAAAAATATGTAATATAAGGAGTGACAGCTATGCCGGAGCCATATATATGCCCTGTTTGTGGAGCCAGTGTCGCTCCGACTGCTACTCAGTGCATTTACTGCGATACTTATTTCAAACAGAAAGAGCCCGATTCAGTACTATATGCAGACGGCAAACCTGTCGCTGTAGCATATAGAGATTGCGTACTTGCGGCAGGCGTATCTACAGAAGAGGCAATAAAAGCTTTCTCTGTATTTGGCGTTGATTAACACAATTCAGAAAAGAAAGGGTTAAAATGAGAGTAACAAAGAACCCGAAGTTGAAGCACCGAGCCGAAGTGGATCTTCTTAAACATCTGGCAACGGTTAACGGCAACCATTTATGCAGGCTGATATATGTTATCCTTTCCGACAGTCGATACGGATGGCATAAAGCCAAAGGTAAACAATTCCTTGATAAACTTATCGAGAACGCCACATATATTGAATCTGAAGGAGATCAGGAGGTCAGGACTTACCGCCTGAGTAAGATGCTTGAAGATGTGCCGTATATCGATTATCGTAGAGCAGGCAGTATCTTAAGCTGTCAGGAAGGATTTGAGAAAGGCGAAGGTAAAAGCCTATATATTGATAGATATTGCCGGAAATTGCTTATCGAAAACATCCTGCTCATGTTGCTGACTCTGCACTATGACTTTGGATTCCATGAAAAAAGAATTCTCAGGGTTATGACGGATTGGAGCAAATGCGGGAAAGCAGACTGCATGGAATGGTGCGAGAAGCGGCTTGGAGTAAATATAAAAAATTCCCCGAAAGGTGATCTCTACGATAAGCTGGAAGCAATCACTCCGAAGAAGCAGAGGACAACCTTGCAGGAGCAGCGAACAGCCAAAGCGGGACTGGAAGCGCTGAGGAAGTATCAGCAGGAGGTGCAGAATGGCAAAGCATAGCACATATGACCTCGACATGGGACAGCTTGAATTGATGTGGAATGGAATGATAGAAAGATGGTGATTAAATGGAACGATTGACAGACAGAAAAACCGTCGCCGGTCTGAAAGAGAACGCTGACAGTTTACGGGCGTTAGGATTTGAGCCTACAATATCAGACTTGCGATATATCAAACTTGCAGAGTATGAGGACATAGAAGACTTATTTTTGAATTTATCGCCCCGTTTGGAGAAATGGCAAGTCATACATACGCGCTACGCAATGGTGCAATATATCGGCGACCTGAAAGCCGAAAACAAAGCTTTGAAAGATTTTATCAAGATGGTTTTGGGCGATATAGAAAAACATTTACCCGAGATAAAGGGTGAATACAAAACCTATCGCGGAATTGATATTCAAAAGTTATTGAATGAGGGTGATTAAATGGCAAGCTTTAAAAAGCGGCACGGCAATTGTAAGTACTATGAGCCGATAGAAAAGAAAGTTCGCGGGTACTGCAGATGCGCACGCGCATATTATAACGGCTTGCAAGTGTATGGCTGGAATAGAGCGGCAGACAGATGCTTTGAACCGCGAGAGACAGGCGTAGAAAAGAAAGAAGACTGATGAACGAAAGGAGATATCGATATGACTGAAAAACAGCATGAGTTTTGCCGGGATTTTAAGGCACTTATGGAAAAGTACAGTATCACCAAAGCATACGGAGATCACAGGCACGGCGTGCTCCATTTTGTCTCCAACGGTTTAGACTTTGTCGTATATAGTTATTTTGCCGACCGCAATTTGGTGCCGGTTGACGAGTGGGGAATGCAAGACGCGGCGGATTGAAGGGGGATGGCACTGATGAAAATGGTGCGTGTTGACGATATAGTCGAATACTGCGATACCAACATAGCATATCTAGCCGCCCGCCGGCAAGGTGTAGCGTGTGCGCAGCTTCGTGGAGTTAAAGAGGCAGTCAAAGAAAATGCAGTTCCTGCAACCGGCGCAAACCGTAAAGAAGAGATAATGATATCTGTCAATGAGATAATCGACTACTGCAATTTCAATATATCAAATTTGAAAGAAAACGGCGAAAGTTTGGCCGCGCACTACCTCGGGAAAGTAATGGAAGTTGCCGAGGAGTGGGTAGTCGATGCTGAGCCGGCAGAAAGGAGAACTGAATGATCGAAATAATAAGTCGGAAAAGTGACTCTTGCAAGTTCTGCAAGGAGAACGAAAGATCGAAGATCAAAAATGTAAAGATAATATATGAGTACGAAGATCCGAAAGCATACGGCTTTCCGGAGCCTGCCTACTGGTCCGAGGAGATCGACACATTCTTCTGCCCGATGTGCGGCAGAGTGGTCAATGGCTCCAGAATGGCCGAAGCGTTAAAGGATCCGAATGTGAAAAGGATCCTTTCTGAGAGAGGAGTGCTTCAAAGCAATGAAAATTCTTAAACACGGCAGAAAGCCGGAAGATGATTTGTTGTACTACAGTTGCCATCATTGCGGCTGCCAATTTGCTGCCAGCAAACGTGAAAGTCAGTTCTACGACGGCGTAAATCAGCACGACAGCGGTTGGGAATGCAGTTGCCCTGAGTGCGGTACTGCCGTAGATGGCAATATAAAAGAAGTATTCGACCGATTTTTCAGAAATTAGGAGGGAAAACAATGATTGAAATCAAAACCATCGGAGAAGACATCAAAGTAAACATCGAGGGAGAAGGAGAAGAGCTACTTCAGGAGTTAACTCATCTCGGATCCGCTATATACAATGCCGCGTACAATGTGCTTGGATACGTCATTGACGAGGGCTACTATAATGACGAAGTCGAGGACGGCGATGCCGAAGAAGACTGCGATGATTGCTATGAATATTGTGAGATCAAGCGTGGAGATCACTTCTATTACAGAGACAGAGAGTTTATATGTCTCGAAGCCGAAGAGACGATACTATTTGTTATCACAGCAAATTGTATCGGTGAGCATAGTTTTGACGAAAACAATAGGAACGACTGGAGAATTAGCACTCTCAACAGCTGGCTAAATGGCAAGTTCCTCTCCGAAAACTTTGATAAAAAAGACCTCATATCCCGAGAGATCAATCTTACAGCCGACAACGGAGATAAGGCGTATGGTGCCGCCAGCAGTTACCTCGCACCGCTTACCGCGGACGAGTACCGCAAACACAGGGACATCGTACCGCTTTTCAATGAGGGTATGTGGACGGTCACTCCATGGTATTGCGGCACTCCCTTCGCTTCCTACGCTAGCGGTGTGCGTTACGTTACGAGTAGTGGCGTTCTGGACTACTACAGTGCCGTCACCGCTGGCGGGCTCGTCCCGGCTTGCTTCTTTGATCTTACCATCCTTTCATCGCGCCGATCGGCGCGGACGGGAAGAATTGAACTTTATGAAGAGGGCTGCTGATATGGAGGGAGAATACATCAATGTCTGCCGAAAATGTGGAGAAGTGTTTGAAACCAGCAAAGAGTACTCAGACTTTTGCCCAGACTGCGAAGTACCGGAAGCAGACGTGATTCGAAAAAAGTGCAGCAAATGCAGCATCATATACGAGACGCTCGATCCTTTTTCGCTATACTGTCCCGAGTGCAAAAAAGGGCGAGACTCCAATTGCAAAATATGCGGAGTACCTATCGACAAGAAAGGGAACCGCAGATATTGTGCCGAGTGTGCAAAGTACATCAAGAACGAGGGCAAGAAGAACGATAGAGAGCTCTACCAAACCAGGAAGGCGGTGTCCAAGTCGGCAGAGATGCGCCGTGCAAAGCGTGCAGCCCGAGGCGGACCGACCATCACCGAAGCGGTTATCGAGGCTCAGAAGCTCGGCATAAGTTACGGTGAATATATGGAAAAATACACCTGACTATATATCCTTTATATATTATAATAGTATAGCTCCGGAAAATGTGCGCCGACCGGCGCACATGGGAGCTCGTAATGGGTATTAATAATCTGAGAGATAAAGAACGTTTGTTTAAGCAGAGAGGAAGGGATCAGCATGAAGAGCAAGATGAGATACAGGCAGCAGAGGTTTGACTGTGGAAGCTTCACCGAGCTGAACATCTTCCCTGTGTTCGAGTGCAGGACCTCACCTACCAGGCGCACCCGTCGCAAGCCTAGCAAGCAGGCTCAGCAGGCACTGAACCAGAAGAACCGAGAGCGTGAGGTAAATCGTGTGATTTGTGCTAACTTTTCCGGAGAGGATTACTATGCCACTCTGACCTTTCGCGAGCAGCCGGACCTCAAGGCTGCCGAGTACTGTTTCCGCAGATTCCTCACCAAGCTCAATAGACTGAGAGCATCTCAGGATCTGCCGAGGATCAAGTACGTCAAAACGCTCGAGGCGGGTTCTCGCTCGGGAAGGATCCACTTTCATCTCGTGATCAGCGGCAAAGGCATCACGCCCAAAGACATAGCTGACCTCTGGGGTCTCGGATATGTCGACGTCCGCCCGCTGCAGTTCTGTGAAGACGGCTGCGCCGGTCTGTCCCGTTACTTCGTCAAGGCGAAGAAGGATGGGGGAGACAAGTTCGGTACTTTGCGCCGTAGCTGGTCGTGTTCTCGTAACTGCGAACGTCCGAAGCCGAAGAACAACGACAGCAAGTTCTCGAAGAGATCCGTTTGCGCAATTGCCGAGAGCGGAGAAGCAGAGAACATTTTCCGAAAGCTTTACCCAGATCACGAGGTAGCAACCTGCGAGGAGTTCTTTCGTGACGAGACAGGCTTGTATTATATCTATGTCCGACTGTACCGGAAGGGTACAAAGCTAAGTATTTGAGAGAGGGGTTCGTCGAGTGGAGAAAGATGTGCTGAAGCGCTACCGCTTCTGCCGCCGAAGGATAGAGATTGGGCGTGGAAGCAAGAACGATTATGCGACGGTGGATGCTGTGACTGCCTTCATCGCCGCCATTCCTGATGCTCTGACTCGAGAGATCTTCCGTGAGAGGTATATCCACGGCTGCTCATGGGCTCAGGTGGCATTTGCAGTCAACAACACGCCCGATGCGTGTCGCATGATTGCAAACCGTTATCTCAAAGCGCAAAAAAGCTGAAAAAATATGCAAAAAACTGTTCGTTCTGTTCGTTTTTGTTGTGATATGATTTTATTAAGGGCGAAAGCCCGAGATGAATCATCCTTTCTTGAACTTTGCGAACGAAAAAGCAAAGAAACGCTCTAGCCTTGCCGCTAGGGCGTTTTATTTCTTCAGGAGGTGCAAGAGCGTGAAGTACACAGCAGAGCAGATCAAAGACCTCATCGAAAGCAACGCCCTCGAAAAGTTCTACGGTTCGTGGGACTGGAGGCTGCTGTCGATCAAGAAGATCAGGAGCGGGCACAACGAATGCACTATTTGCAAGAAAGAGCATAAGCTCACGCAAGCAACCGTCGTGCATCACATTGTCCCACTCAAAGCCGCTCCAGAGCTGGCGTATGACTGGAACAATCTGATGCCGCTCTGCCACGACTGTCATGAGCGGATTCACAAGAGAGGAGCTTACGCTGAGCCGAAAGGGTATCAGAACCCTGAGAGGTGGTAGCGGGTCTACCCCGGGTCAAAAAATCGTGTTTTTTCTCGGGCTCCTCGACCGAGCA